CTACCATGACGACGGGCTTTCTTGCGGCGGCTGCGGGGGCTCTGCGCGGCTGCTCTGGCACCTTGGCGTTTGCCGGCTTCGCTGCGGGCAGTTCGCCGGCAAGGCGGTGAGCGACGAGGCAGAGCAGCAGGCAGTCAAGCGCCTCGTTTCGCGGGCGAATCTGCACCCATTCAGCGACAGGGCGGCCGTTCCTGATTTTGGTGCGCAGCTCTTCGGCGGCAAGCTGCAGGAAATATTCGTCATCAAAAACGTTGTCGGCTGGGAAATGGAAATATCCCGGCCCTGTCTTCGGCAGCTTGAGCCTGGCATAAATGATTGACTTCCCTTGATCGACTCCAATCGGCTCTACGGGCTGCCCGCGTTTGCGTTTGCGTCGAAGGCGTTGCCGGCGCTTGAGGTCGTCATCAATCAGCGTGCGGCCGCGGCCTGATATGCCCTTGGTCGCTGTCGCCCATGGGTATCGGTCACAGAATGCGACTGCATAAGACGTGTTGTATCCGCTGTCGATGGCTGCCCGAGTCACGCCGGCATCCGATAGCGCGGCGTGCAGGTCGTCCCATGTAGCAATTTGCGTAGTGTCGCCAGGGATGATGATGTGATCGAGAACCCAGCATTCTTCGCCGGTGCTGAATCCTGCGACGGTGGCTTCAAGGCGGTCTTTCTGCACGTCGACGCCAGCCACCACGCGCAACGGGCGGACCTTGACGCGGATTTCCTCTGCATCCCAGCACTCCACGCGCGTCTGCAGCGTGTTGGCGTCGGCGCCGTCGCCTTCCTCTCGCCAGACTTCGCCCAAATAGGTGTTGATGAAAGCCTTCAGTGCCGACGAGTCCATTTGAGCGTCCACCCATTTCTGGCAAATTTGCAGCCATGTGAGCCCGAGCCCGACAGGCGAGTACAGCGCATTGATGTGGTAGCCGCGGGTGGCCTTCACGTGCGGCCGTTGAGCAATCCAGCGGCCTGCGGCGAGCATTGCCGGTTTGCTGCCTTCGCGGATTTCGGCGCCGCAGTCGGTGCAGACGTACCATGCGTCGACGACCACCTTCTGCTCTGTCGCAGTCAGCGTTCGCGCGCCGGATCGGAGTAAGCGCCGTAACGATTGGCAAGGCCGTCAAAACCGGCCGTCTCATCCTTTCAGACGGCAAATTGCACATCGCCGACAGCTTGCGCCGCTGGGAATCCACAAAACCGGGCACAAGGCCTGACGTAGCCGCACGCCACGCCGCAAACAGGGCCGCGGCAATAGCTTCACAGCCTGCCGCAACGAAAACGCCGCACAACGCGATTACAGACGTTTCAGATTCAGCCGAAGACGACGGCCCGGGCATCGCCCACTATCGCAAGGTCGAGCTGATCGCCGCAATCAACACGGCCAAGCTGGAAATTGCCCTGCGAACTGGCGAGCGCTTCCCGGTGGCTGACATCGGCAGCCATGCAGGCGCGCTCGGGGCAACTCTGCGCGCATCGCTGGAACGCTTGGTCGACACGACGGCAGCCCGCCTGACGCTCGCCAACACGAACGCCGCCCGGGTGGAGCTGATCAAGGCGGAAACGACCAGCATCCGCCGGCTGATGACGAAGCAGTTTGTCCGCTCGATTCGGGCATTGAGAGAAAGCGCCAAGACCAAATGATCACCGTCAAAATCGAAGGCATGGCAGCCCTGCAAGCCAGCCTCGGCAAGCAGGCGAGCCAGATTCCGTTCGCAGCCGCTCGAGCACTCACCGTCACCGCTCACTCTGTGCACGCCGACATCAAACGCGCACTCGCTGCTGGCGTGAAAGGAGGCGCAACGCCTTACACGCTGCGCTCGTTTTCCGTCAAGGCAGCCACCAAAGCGACATTGACGGCCGAGGTCGGGCTGCGGACGGATGCGCCTCCGGGTGGGCCAGCCTATGACAAGTCGCTTGAACACCTTTTCCACGGCGGTGCGCGGCGATTCAAGCGGCTGGAGGGCTGGCTAAAAATCCGCGGGCTGATGCCGTCTTCGATGCAGCTTGCGCCAGGAGCGCGCGCCCCTCTTGATAGCCGCGGCAACCTGCGCGAACCAGCGAGAAAGATGCTCATGGATACGCTGGCATCAGAGCGCCGGAACTTTCAGACGATGGGCCGCGTCGGCCGGTCAAAAACAGTCAAGGCCATCGGCTTCTTCGTCGTGCTCCCAGGATCGATCGCCGCCAAGCATCTAGCGCTCGGCATCTATCGCAGGATCACATCAGGTTCGGCAAGCGCGATTGAACCGTGGTTTCACTTCTCGGCGCCCGGCACGTATCAACGCCAGTACGACCTGGATGCCATCGGCTCGCGAACCGTGGCCCGCGTCTGGCCAGCAAACTTTGAGGCGTCGCTGGCCAAAGCACTCGCGACTGCACGGTGATCGAAGGAGCATGACGCAATCACCGACGATCACCGAACTACAGACCGAACGCGCTCGCCTCAAAGCGACCGAGGCGCAGCGCAAATTCACTGAAGCGCTCGCACAGACTCGCCGCGCCGAAGACCTGCACGCTGTATCGGCGGCTGTTCGCCGGCTGATCGCCGAGGCGCTTGACGACCTCCCGGCCCGCTTTGCCGCACTGATCGCCGGCGAGACCGAAGAAACCCGCGTCCACTACCTGCTGTCGGAAGCCGCGCATCAGTTGCTGGCCACCATCGCCGCGAAGGCAGCCGCTACCACGACCGCGCTACCAGAATTCGGCGCCAAGTTTGCCCGAGGCGCCAAGCCGCGCGACTTGCTGACCGTATCGCAGTTCGCCGACCGGCACCGCTGGATTTCTGCCGGCACGAACGCGCCAGGGCAGTGGCGAACCTCGCTCACCCCGTACCTGCGCGACATCATGGACGACCTGTCCGAGCATTCGCCGGTGCGTACCGTCGTCTTCTGCAAGTCGGCAGGGGTGGGCGGCACCGAGGCCATGTTCTGCTGGATTCAGTACGTGATGCAGCACCTCGGCAACCGCGACTTGCTGCAAGTCGTGCCGTCGCTCGAGCTGCGGGACCGCTCATTCAACCCGCGGCTGTCGAAGCTGATCGACGAAAACGCGGGCCTGAAGGAGCTTGTCACTCGCGCGTCACGCAACGCCGCCAACCGTGCCGACATCCTCGAATACGGCGCCAACTGCAGGCTGATCAAAGCCGGCGCCAACTCGGCCGACAGCCTGCGCTCCGACCACCTGCCATACGTGATCTGCGACGAGGTCGACGCGTACAAATGGGACGTCGGCGGCGAGGGCGATCCAATGACGCTGATCGAAAACCGGCAGCGCACGTTCTCTCGGGCGAAGACCTTTCTGATTTCCACCCCGACGAATGAAGGCGAAAGCCGCATCTATCAGGCGTATCTGCGTTCAGACCGCCGCCGCTATCACGTCCCCTGCCCGCACTGCGGAACGCATCAGCCGCTGATCTGGTCCCCCGAAACGATGCGCTACCGGATTGAGATTGTCGACCACTCAGACGGCAAGGCAACAGACGCGGCGACAGAGCAAAAGGTAGTGGTCGATGCCTGGTACGTCTGCACCGACTGCGGGGCAGAAATCCGCGAAGGCAGCAAGCCGGCTATGCTCGCCGCCGGCCGATGGATTGCTCAACGGCCGCATGTCAAGGCAACCCGCGGCTATCACATCAATGCACTGTACTCGCCTGTCGGGCTCGGTCTCACATGGCTGCAAATCTGCCAGAAATGGGTGGACGCTCAACAGGACTCGTCCGCCTTAAAGGCTTTTGTCAATACCTACTTGGGCGAAGTCTGGCGAGAGGAAGGCGACGGCGCAGACGCAAACACGCTGCAGACGCGCGTGGAACAGTGGGATGCAGAGGAAATCCGCGTCAAGGTCCGCCCGCTGCGCGTGGTGGCTGGCGTCGACGTGCAGAAAGACCGCCTGGAAGCGACTGTCGCAGGATTCAGCACCGGCGAAGAATGCTGGGTGCTTGATCACCTAATCATCCCCGGCGACACCACCGCCGCTGATACGTGGGAAGACCTGCACGCAGCGCTATCGGATGCCGGCGTGACGCGGGCAGCCATCGACAGCGGCTACAACACCTCGTTCGCCGTCGCTTTCTGCGACAAATACCCGTGGGCGACAGCGACAAAAGGCATATCAGGCCGCGGCCGGACGCTGATTGATGACGACCTCAAGCGCCGGCAACGCCTTCGACGCAAACGCAAGCGCGGGCAGCCGGTCGAGCCGATTGGCGTCGATCAGGGCAAATCCATCATCTACGCCCGCCTCAAGCTTCCGAAGCCAGGGCCGGGCTATTTCCACTTCCCTGCTGACAATGTTTTCGATGATGAATACTTCCTGCAGCTCGCCGCCGAAGAACTGCGCACGAAAGTCAGGAACGGCCGCCCGTTTGCAGAATGGGTACAGATCAGGCCTCGAAATGAGGCTCTGGACTGCCTGCTGCTCTGCCTCGTCGCTCACCGTCTCGCCGGCGAACTGCCCGCAGCGAAGCCGGCAAACGCCAAGGTGCCAGAGCAGCCGCGCAGAGCCCCCGCAGCCGCCGCAAGAAAGCCCGTCGTCATGGTAGGATGGTAAGCAATGCGCGCCCCGTCTGATTTCCTGAGCTTCGCGCTCGACATGGTCGCCGCAGAAATGGGCATAGATCGGCAATCCCTCTCCCCGCTGGAACGCAAAATCAGGCAGCAGCAAGGCGGCGACCGGCATTACATTGGCAGCACCGCCGCGCTCGATTGCATGGCCCGGCATGACGCCATCCGCCAGGCGCTCGCTTCCGGCGCATCCGTGCCGGCCGTGGCTGAACGCTTCGGATTGTCGAGGCAGGCCGTCTACCGGATTCTGTGATTCACCGTCAACCGCAACGCCTTAACGAGTTGACGCCGTCCGCGTAAAACCGCGGCATGGCTCATCCCGTACCGACCGCCGTACCCGCCAGCCTGCGCGCTGGCGACACCGCCACCTGGCTGCGCTCGCTGGCCGACTATCCGGCATCCGACGGATGGGTGCTTTCCTACGTCCTGGTCAAGACCGGGACGCAGATTGCCATCACATCTACCGCATCCGGCGCCGACCACCTTGTCGAAGTCGCCGCCGCCACCACTGCCGGATGGGCCGCCGGCACGTATTCGTGGCAGGAACGCGCAACGCTCGCCGGCAAGGCCTACACCACGGCAGCCGGCACGCTCGCCATTGTCGCCAGCTTCTCGGCTGCGGTCGGTGGGCTCGACGCACGCACGCACGCCGAAAAGACACTCGCCGCGCTCGAAGCCTGGATTGAAAACCACGATCCGGCCGTCGCCAGCTACCAGATAGGCGACCGGCAGATGCAGTACATCTCCATCCCTGACCTGCTCAAGCTGCGCGACGTCTACCGCCGAGAAGTCCGCGCTACCTCTGCGGCTCCGAAGTCCGGCCGCGTCTACCTGAGATTTTGATGGCCAACAGATTCGCCTCCGCGCTTCGCCGTCTGTTTCGCAGAAAGCCGGCCGCAGACAGCCACCAGCGAGCATTCGCCGCCGCCAAGCTCAACCGGCTGACGGCCAGCTGGCGCCTCACCGCTGAAACGATCGATGACGAAATCCGCAACGACCTTGATGCCCTGCGCCATCGCTCGCGCACGCTCGAAGGCGACAACGATTTTGCGCGCAGATACCTTGACCTTGTTGAAACCAACCTTATCGGAGAAGCCGCGCCGCGCCTCGTGTCGCTGGTCGACAACGCACCTGGCAATCCAGACACCGGCGCCCGCGCTGCTATCGTCCGCGCATGGGCAGAATGGGGAAAGCCAGGAACCTGCGAGGTATCCGGTCAATATTCGTGGACAGGGTTCTGCCAGGCCATCGTGCGCGCAACGGCTCGCGACGGGGAAGCGCTCGTCTATCGTCGGTACGGCCGCGCCGCTGGCAACAAATTCGGATACTCACTCCAACTGCTCGACGTCGACCGCCTCGCCACGTGGAAAAACCAACCGGCTGACAGCAACAAAAACGCCATCGTCGCCGGCGTCGAAGTCGACAGCATGGGCCGGCCGCTCGCGTACCACTTCAACACCGGACAGCGCTCGACAGCCAATGACCGCGCGACCGACCGAATCGGCGCCGATGCCGTCCTTCACCGCTTCGTTCTGCAGCGCCCCGAACAACGCCGTGGAATACCTTGGTGCCATGCCGCCATGCTGTCGATGTACTACGCCGGAGAATTCGCGCTATCGGCATTGCTGGCAGCCAAGCAAGGCGCCGACACCCTCGGCTTTTTCGTCAGCCCGGACGGAACGCCGCCACCGATCGGCGAGGAAGCATCAGACGAAGCCGGAGCCCGCGTTGCCACCAGTGCGCCCGGAACATGGGAAACAATCCCGGTCGGCTACGATATCCGCTCGATCGATTCCAAATACCCGAACGAAGTTTTTGCTCCTTTCCTGAAATCCGCCTATCAGCGCATGGCCAGCGGCCTGCCAGGCTCGAGCTACCCGGAACTGTGCAACGACTACGAAGCGGTCAATTTCTCCAGCATCCGCGCCGCCGTGCTCTCGGGCCGCGATGAGTGGCGCAAAAGGCAGCAGTGGTTTGCAACGGCATGGCTCGAACCTGTCTTTGCCGATTGGCTGCGCATGTCCCTTGCGTCAGGAGCGATCCTGCTCGACAACGGCAGCCGGCTACCGATCGAGAAGGGCGAGAAGTTCGCCCCGCACCTCTGGCAGTTCCGCGGCTGGGCATGGGTCGATCCGCTCAAAGACATGCAAGCCGCACGCCAAGCGCTCGACCTCCGCATCACCTCTCGCACACGCCTGGCCAGCGAAGCCGGCCGCGACATCGAAGAGATTTTTGACGAGCAGCAGACGGAAATTGCTCTGGCTGCGAAGTACGGCATTGACCTGAAACCACCGCCGGCTCCAGCCGCGACCACATTTGAACCGAAGGACGATCAGCCATGACCCAAACTGTAACCATCACTCAGGCTACGCGAGGCTTTGCAGCCGGCACAACGCAGACGCTAGCCGATGATATTGCCGCTGACCTTGTTTCTAGAGGTTTTGCAGCGCCTATCGGAACTCCTTCATGGCAACTGCCGCAATTGATGGCCTCTGACAAATTGTCACAGATAGGAAATATCGCCCGCAGAATCTTTGACGGCAGGATGGGAACAATCGACAACACGACGACAAAAACATTCCACGCCGCCTTTGAGGTGCCGCTCGATTTTGATGCGGCGCGCGTTATCTTGGTAAACGCTAACACGTCAACATACGAAGTTTCTAGCGTCTGCTTTGTGTCCATTGATCTAACTTCAAATCTATCTGGAATTGGTTTGACTTGGACGAATGGATCATTCTCTGGGTCGGCTGGTGCGACTGTGTCAGCGGCCGCTAGTGCAACATCCAGGGCGTATAAAAAATCAGACTGGTGCCAAGTTACAAGCCAGGGACGGCTAAAAATCATAGCCGTGCGAGTCGAGGTGACTACTGCATCCACAATCAACGTAATGGGCAACGGGTCGGACGACTATACGAACTGGGCGACGCGGACGGACGGTAACATTGTGGCGCTCCGGCATGAAGTTGGATCGTTCGCAACGGCTTCAACGGCCGCGGGTTTCACAAGTACAACGAATCGTTCGCAATCACCAATCTGCGGGGTCGAAGTCTCTTGTCGTGGTCGCGTGTTGAACGTCGGCATTCTTGGGGACTCAACGGACGAAGG